GGTGTGAATCCAATGGGTTCTCCCGCACCTAATAAGAGCACCACGCTTAGTCAAGGCCTTAAAATTGCCGGTACTGGTGGTATCACAAAGTCAGAACTAAGCACTATTGCTGACACAACTGGCAAGTCAACTGGTGATATCATTAAGAGGCTGGATAAGATCAATCAAAACCTCAAGGGTAAAGACCAGACAGGTATTAACCTCAATGCTGGTGCTGCCAATATGTTGATCAAGGAAGCACAAAAGTCTACACCTTCAATCTTTGGAGCACAACCTAGCTTCGGTACTGGTCGTATCGGACAAACACTAACAAGCCGATTGGGTAGCCCCGGCTTTGGAGGTATTACCCGTCAAGGTCAAACTTATGGACAGCGCGAAGCTGTTGCTCCTAGCTTCATGCTTGGTGGTACAGCCATTCGTCCTGGTGGCCGTGAAACTGTTCGCGGCTTTGGTAAACAGTATGAAGTACCTAGTCGTTTGATGCAGCCAAGCGTTGCTGCTACTACTGAAGGACCTGCTGCTGGTAGTGCATCTGCAACTGGAGGTACTACCGTGCCCACTACTACTGAAGAGACGGTACCAGCTGCTGTTGAACCTACTGCTATTGCTGCTGCTACTACTCCCATGAATCCCTACGCCACTGCTCTTGCTAACTGGGCTCAAGGTTTCAGACGTAAGCAGAGTAGCCGTAAAATGGCAGGCCGTAAATCACAAGGTTACGGCTCAATGGCTGTAAACGCACCAAAAACAAATACACTAGCCGTATAGTAAATGTCAGCTAAAACAAGATACGATTATCTAAGTAAGTATCGTTCCACGTTTCTCGACACAGCTGTTCAGTGCTCTCAGTTAACTCTGCCTACTCTTATCCAACAAGATGATGATGTAGGTAGGTCAACAAATCTTAGGTTGATTACACCATGGCAAAGCGTTGGTGCAAAGGGAGTAGTAACACTAGCATCTAAGTTAATGTTAGCTCTACTACCTCCTCAAACCAGCTTCTTTAAGCTACAGATTGATGATTCAAAGATCGGTGTAGATCTTCCTCAGGAGGCACGATCAGACCTTGATATCTCTTTCGCTAAGATGGAGAGGTCTGTCATGGAAATCATTGCAGCATCTAGTGATCGCGTTACCGTACACCAAGCCCTTAAACACTTGGTTGTTGGTGGTAATGCTCTCATCTACATGGGTCCTAAGGGACTGAAGCTGTATCCATTGAACAGGTATGTCGTAGATAGAGATGGAAACGGTGACATCTTAGAGATCGTCACACGTGAACGCATCAGTCGTAAACTACTAGCACCTATCCTTAACGCTAGTCTTCCTGTCAACTCCCCTGGAGAAGACGGAGCTGACAATGAGGAAGATGTAGATGTTTACACACATGTCAAACGAGACAACAATCGTCTTGTATGGCATCAGGAAGTCTTTGATAAGATCATTCCTGGCTCTCAGGGTAAGGCACCATTAGATGCTAACCCTTGGTTAGTCCTTAGGTTTAACGTTGTAGACGGTGAAGCCTTTGGACGTGGTAGAGTGGAGGAGTTCCTTGGTGATCTCCGTTCACTCGAAGCTCTTATGCAAGCTCTCGTAGAGGGCTCTGCAGTGGCCGCTAAGGTGGTCTTTACCGTATCCCCGTCTAGTACTACTAAGCCGCAGACACTCTCTGCTGCGGGGAACGGAGCCATCATTCAGGGGCGTCCCGATGATATCAGTGTTGTACAAGTTGGTAAGACAGCCGACTTCAAGACTGCTATGGAGATGGCTAGTGTCCTAGAGCGTCGCCTCAGTGAAGCGTTCCTCATCCTTAACGTTAGGAATAGTGAACGCACTACAGCTGAGGAAGTACGCATGACTCAGATGGAACTAGAGCAACAACTTGGTGGCCTATTCTCGCTGCTGACTGTTGAGTTCCTTGTTCCTTATCTGAATCGTAAGCTAGCTGTACTTCAGAAGAACCAAGAGATCCCACGTATCCCTAAGGATCTTGTTCGTCCTACTATTGTTGCTGGTATCAATGCACTTGGTAGAGGACAGGATAGGGAGTCACTGACTCAGTTCTTCACTACTATTGCACAGACACTAGGACCTGAAGCTGCTGGTACATACCTCAACCTAGATGAGGCTGTGAAGCGTCTTGCTGCTGCTCAAGGTATTGATGTACTCAACCTTGTTAAGTCCATGGCACAAGTCCAACAGGAACAAGCACAAGTACAACAGCAGGCACAAGATATGGAGCTACTTAAGCAAGCACCTAACATGGCTAAAGCTCCACTAATGGATCCTTCTAAGAATCCACAACTATTGAATGGACCAAATGAACAAACAAACACCAACGAGATCCCAGAGATCGAACAAGAAGCAAACATCCCCGGAGGAAGTCCCTTCGGCTGAGACGCTAGTCGAAGCTACCGTTGACACAGTTGATGATCAAACCAACCAAGAGAATGCTCCTTACATGAAGCGTACTAAGGTTGGTGAACCCACCATCGGTCGTTCCCCCGATTTTGTCAAGACAGTAGGTCTTGGAAATCTAACCGTTATCACAGCAAATGGCAAACGAAATTACACTTAATCCGTATGAACAAGCAGAGGGTGAATTCTCTGCTGAAGAGCTTGATTCTCTGGCAGTTGGTGAACGTCTAGCTGAAGAAGAGCAACAGCTGCTGGCTGGTAAGTACAAGTCAGCAGAGGAGCTAGAGCGTGGTTACCTTGAGTTACAGAAACGTCTTAGTGGCAAGGAAGAGCCTGAGGTAGAAACACAAACAGAAGAGCCTCAACAAGAGGAAGAGTCTACTGAAGAGGAGGTGGATCTCTATGATACTATTATGGAGTCCTACCGTACAGGTGAATGGGATCCCGAACTTGTTAGTAAAGTCGAAGGTATGAACCCAGTTGATGTTGCTAATATGTTCCTTGAGAAAGGAGGCACTCAGCAAGCACAACAAACTCCACAAGCTACAGAGTCTGACATCGAACAGATTCAACAAGCAGTTGGTGGTGTTGATGAATATCAGAGCATGATTCAATGGGCTAGTAAGAACCTCACTGAACAAGAGGTAGCTATGTATGATGCAGTGATGGATCGTGGTGATCCTCTTGCTATGTTCTTTGCTGCACAGGCATTGAATGCACGCTACCAAGATGCTGTAGGATATGATGGTGAGATGCTTACTGGCAGTGCTCCACGCAATGCAGGTGACTCCTCTCAGGCTGAGCTGGTTGCAGCGATGAGTGATCCTCGCTATGACCGAGACCCTGCTTATCGTGCTGATGTAGCCGATAAGCTTGAACGATCCAACATCCAATTTTGATGAACGACACTAACCTCTTCGCTAAAGAACCCACCATGTATACTGACGAATCCTACACTGTGCCTCATAACGAACGTGCTGAACTCCTCAATGGTCGCCTTGCTATGCTTGGCTTCGTGGCTGCTATTGGCGCTTATATCGTAACTGGTCAAATTATCCCTGGAGTATTCTAATGTCTTGCGGTAAGAAAGGACACAAAGGTGGCGGAAAGAAAAAGTAAGTCCGTCAGCCTAAAGATTGGCACACATAAATCTCGTACCGGTGGACTAACGAAAGCCGGTCGAGAGAAATATAATAGAGAGACAGGCTCTAACCTAAAGGCTCCACAACCAGAAGGTGGTCCTCGCAAACGTTCCTTCTGTGCTCGTATGTCTGGTGTAGAAGGACCAATGAAAGATGAGAAGGGTCGCCCTACTCGTAAAGCACTAGCCCTTCGTAAATGGAAATGCTAAATGGCTAAACCTGGACTCTACGCAAACATCCATGCTAAGCGTATGCGTATCGCTGCTGGCAGTGATGAGAAGATGCGTAAACCTGGTGCTAAAGGAGCACCCACTGCAGCTCAATTCAAACGTGCTGCTAAAACTGCTAAAAAGAAATAGGAGATTCTAATGCCTCTCAAGAAAGGCTCATCTGATAAGACTGTTTCTGCTAACATCCGTAAGATGAAGGCAGAAGGCTACCCTCAGAAACAAGCTGTTGCTGCTGCACTCAGCAGTGCAGGTAAGTCTAAGACTAAAAAGAAGAAGTGATAGTTAGAGGCTTAGCCCCTAGCGAGTAGTGCTGGGCCTCTTCAATGAGTAGATGGAAATATAAATGTTCCTTGCTATCTTATTATGATTCCTCTTCTAACTACTCTGTCAGTGATCACGAGTTGGTATGGTCCCGGTTTTCATGGACAACTAACAGCTAGTGGATCACGATACAATCAAAACGGCCTTACTGCAGCGCACAAGACACTCCCCTTTGGTACACGTTTGAAGGTGTGCTTTAAGAGGTGTGCCGTGGTGACGGTCAATGATCGAGGACCCTACATCTATGGTAGAAACCTTGATCTCAGTAAAGGTGCGGCTGATGCTATCGGTCTCACTGCCTCTGGAGTTGGACGAGTATCCGTTACTCGACTTAACTAATTAACATGACTGCTACACTTGCAGCCCCTCAGTCCCGGACTAATATCTGGGACTCTTATTTGAGCTGGGTAACCAGTACAAACAACCGTCTTTATATTGGTCACTTCGGGGTTCTCATGATCCCTTGCTTGCTGGCCGCTGCTACATGTTTTATCATTGCATTCATTGCGGCTCCCCCTGTCGATATTGATGGCATTCGAGAGCCCGTTGCTGGGAGTCTTCTTTATGGAAACAACATCATATCGGGAGCCGTCGTTCCGAGCAGCAATGCCATCGGACTACACTTCTACCCAATTTGGGAAGCTAATTCACTTGATGAATGGCTCTACAATGGGGGTCCGTTCCAACTCACAGTGTTCCACTTCCTCATTGGCATCTATGCTTACATGGGACGAGAGTGGGAACTTAGCTATCGATTAGGGATGAGGCCTTGGATTTGTGTCGCATACTCTGCTCCTGTTGCTGCAGCGTCGGCAGTATTCCTGGTTTACCCCTTTGGTCAAGGTTCGTTCTCCGATGCTATGCCTCTGGGTATTTCGGGAACCTTCAACTACATGTTGGTATTTCAAGCCGAACATAACATTCTCATGCACCCATTTCATATGCTCGGTGTTGCTGGGGTGTTCGGTGGGTCACTATTCAGTGCTATGCACGGTTCGCTTGTTACGTCCTCGCTTGTGCGTGAAACTACTGAACAGGAAAGTCAGAACTATGGTTACAAGTTTGGGCAAGAAGAAGAGACGTATAACATCGTAGCCGCTCATGGTTATTTTGGACGTTTGATCTTCCAATATGCATCTTTCAATAATAGCCGTAGCCTTCACTTCTTCCTTGCTGCTTGGCCTGTTGTTGGTATTTGGTTTGCTGCTCTGGGCGTTTCGACCATGGCTTTCAATCTTAATGGTTTCAACTTTAACCAAAGCCTTGTCAGCTCTGAAGGGAAAGTGATTAACACTTGGGCTGACATTCTGAACCGAGCTGGTCTTGGTTTTGAAGTGATGCATGAACGTAATGCTCACAACTTCCCACTTGACTTGGCTACATACACTGCACCTATCATTGGTTAATTATGGCTGCTGCTACTCCTTTTGATCCGAAGAACTCTTCGGTATCTGCTGTTCAATATGTCACTGCTACCGCCGGTTCTCCTGCGTTTGCTACCGCATATGGTGAAGCTAATCAAACGCTCACTGAGATGAGCCCTAAAGGTGTTAAGGTACAAGCTGGTACGCTTGCTACCTGGCCCTAACTTTTAATTGGACTGGAGGCACCTCAGAGTAGGACCTCCTTTTCTTTGGCTTAGGCCGGTTACGACCGACACCCTTTGCCATGACAGTCGGAGAGACGACAACAAAAATGACAACAAAATTCTAAGCGCTTAGAGAGACTACACGTAAACAACTCTCTCTTTAACTATTGTGGCTAACTTTTCTCCTACCCCTGTAGGTAATCTTAACTCTACTCCCGGTCTTCCCCTTGGAACCGGTGCATTTACTGGTGGTGTTCGTGACAATTATAACACCAAATATGCAACTTATCTGAAACTGTTCTCTGGCGAGATGTTCAAAGCCTATGAAGGCGCGACTATCGCTAAGGGCACTGTGCAAAGCCGTACCCTGCGTAACGGTAAGGCTATGCAGTTCATCTTCACTGGCCGTATGGAAGCGGCTTACCACGAGCCCGGTA